TCGTCGATACAATATATCTATGCCAACTGGCAAGAAAGGAAGGTGGTCGTGTTGACCAAACTTTTGAACTTGCCCGCTCCCTGTCTGCAACAGTAGGATCTATTCTCTGTGCGGGTTGCAAATCACTTCCGAAAGGGGGTGATATTATTAAGCAGTATACAAATTCTTTTACTGAAGCCAAACGCCTTATGGCTGATGGTTATAAGTTGTTAGCTATTAGTTACTTCATATCTAATCCAGTTGCGACTTATATGTTAGAGAGATAAAGGCTCTCTAAGCCGTTATAACCAATTTTTTTTATGCGACCCGTACTTTGTTTTCAGCGAGAGGTGCTATCTCTCGTGTCAACCGATAGAGGTGCCTTCTCTACCGGTCTTTTGTTTTATCGACTTGCATAAGGGATGTAATTTAGTTAAAACTTCCCTTTTGCTTTCTCCGCTGGTGTGATGGTTTAATCTAGTTTAATTAGATTCAATGGGCAAAAAATATATAGACTCGACACTTCTGTCAACAATCTTCGCAAAGTCATTCGCCATTTTTATCGTCATTTTTTCAGGATGTTGTTCAAACTTCATATATGTTTGTGGATGTATATTCAGGGCTTCTGCTACATCCTCTTGTCTTAACCCTGCGTTTATTCTTGCCGCTCTTACAGTTATTCTTTCCACTTTCTTCCCTCCTATCCTGCAAGATTTTGATTGACTATAGATTACTCTATTTTAATTAGAGAGTCAACCTTTTTTCTAAAAAAAATAGATTTTATTTGATTTTGTGTTGATTTTTTTCTATTTAAACTATATAATCTCCGATATAGGAGGTGACTAACATGGGAATTCCAGATAATATAAAAAGACTCCGTGCAACACACGGATTAACTCAATCAGAATTAGGTAAAATTGCAGGTGTTTCAGATAAGGCAATTTGGACATGGGAAAACGGCACTGCTGAACCAAGAATGGGGGCGATTCAGAAAATTGCAGACCACTTTAATATTAAAAAATCTGACCTTATAGAAGACCTCTCATCGGAGCCTGATCTAGCAGGCATAACAAACATTTCATTTCCAGCGTCAAAGCCTGTACCAATTCTAGGGGACATATGTGCTGGAGAAGGGATCTGGTGTGAGGAGAACTTTGAGGGACACTTTTTTATAGATAGCTCAGTAAAAGCAGATTTCTGTGTTAAGGTTCGAGGCGATAGTATGATTGATGCTGGAATATTTAACGGTGATCTAGCTTTTATAAAAAAGACTTACGATTATAAAGACGGTAATATCTATGCCGTGAGGATAAACTCCGATTGCGAGGCAGTGCTCAAAAAGGTATTCTGGCAAGATGATACAATCATACTCAATCCATGCAACGCAGAATATAAGCCAATCGTTACTGACAGCGAAGGCGTATCGGTCGTTGGTGAGTGCATTGGAGTATACCATTCGACAAGGTTTATATAAGTAGAAAGGAAATGTTTTGATTAACATATATTGTGACGAAAGTTGCCATATCCAAAGCGATCGCTTTGATGTCATGGTGCTTGGTAGTATATCATGTCCTAAAGAGAAGGTTGCTTCTGTTAACCGTGATATTTTAGCTATAAAAGAAGAATATGGGATAAAACCATACGCAGAAATTAAATGGACAAAGGTATCTAATTCAGCTGTAGAGTTTTACGAGAAACTCATCGATTATTTTTTTAATAACGATGATTTAAAATTCCGAGGTTATATAGCACGTGGCAAATCTGAAATTAAAAAGGACCACTTTGATGACCTCTATTATAAATTATATTATAGAATGCTTGAATATACTTTAGATATGAATCAATTCGAAACTTACAGTCTTTATCTCGACAAAAAAGATACTATTGGCTATAAGAAAATACGCAAATTGAGCGAATATCTAAATAATCATTACAATAAAGAAATTGTAGCGGTTGCTCAAGCTGTCGATTCATCACAAGTCATCTTAGTCCAGCTCGCGGATTTATTGATAGGTGCTTTGTCTTACAAGCATCGCAAGTTGTCCACAAATGAAGCAAAACTGGATTTGATTAGACGCATTGAGGCACATTCTCAGTCAGATCTCTTGCTCACCACACCTATAAGGCAAACTAAAGCAAATTGGTTTGTGTGGGTTCCGGCAGAATGGAGATAGTTATGAATTCAAATATAGAATCAATTTTAAGCTCTCCAATCATGCACGAAGGAGAAACGCAAGAGAATATAATACAAAATGGATTTGATTATTTTTATAATTATTTCCTAAAAAAAGAGGTAAAACCCAATTTAAAAGAATTTAATATTTTTTATGACATGAGTTCTAAGTGCTCGATCTGTACATCAAAATTTCCGGAAAGGTTTCTTCATTCTATTTCCTTTTCAAACAAATTGGGGGATATCGACAAAACACATGAATTCGATATATATCCTTGTACTAACGATGTCTCAATTAAATACTGCTCCAATAATTGTAAAATGGCAAGTACCGATTTATTGGAGTTTAGTTATTTGGACCGTTATTTTTGTTACTACCGGCTTTCTCGCATTCACTGGATTAAAGACATTATAGACCTTGCGAACGATGAACATCAAAATGTTTCGGTCTGGATGAAAAAGAAAAAGGACAAAAGCAATAAGACGTTTACTCAATACTTTGTAAGATATAATGACATTCTTAATGATTTCATCATTATTTTTATTGTACTTGGAAACAGCTTGAGGTTTCAAACTGCTTACCCTGTTGTTTTCAAAAGTTCAAAAGATTCGTTACAAAAGGACTTCAAAGCCTATATAGACAATAAAAAAACCAGTGAACCGTAGGTTCTCTGGTGGGCTCCTTCATACAACATGGTAGATGAGTTATCTATATTATACCCAAATACAATCCAAAATCAATCAAATCGAGGTTTTTTTAGGTATTTTTTTACCAAAATCAGAAAAAAAGTACCTAAAATCGAAAATACTCAAACTTATATACTACATCTTGTGTTTCTGTTATTTTGTTAACAAAATATAGTAAAAATAAATAACAAAGCCCCCAGCCGAAACCGAGGGCAATGCATAAGGCTGTAAGGTACAACCCGTCTGAACAACGAAATTGTACCATCTAACTGTGCCGGAGCTGATAGACCTATACCTAGAAACGAAAAAGCATGAGATAAGAGAAAGCACGCTCAAGAAGAATGCACAGATATTAAACAGATATATAAGACCTCTCAATGTAAAACTCAAGAAATTAACCTCAAAACAGCTCGTCTCATGGAAGAACGACATCAGTTCGATGGATTTGTCCTTTACGATGAAAAAGAATATTTATGGAGCATTCAGAGGCTTGCTGAACTGGGCGGTTACTGTTGGGTATCTAGACAAAAATCCTTTAATAAAGATAGGCAATTTCAGGGATGCATATCAAAAGAAAAAAGAGATCCTTTTTTATACGCACGAGGAATTTGTTAAGTTTATGCGAGAAGTTAAGACAATCTCAGAAGAACGAAAATACAACGACTACTATGTATTTTTCGCCCTGGCATACTTTACTGGAGCAAGAAAGGGCGAGATTCATGCCCTGAGGTGGACCGACTATCGCGATGGGAAGATTACAATAAACAAAAGTATTTCACAAAAGCTTGGAAATGGTGACAGGGAAACGCCACCGAAAAACATCAATAGCAATCGCACCATAGAGGTTTCAAGACCGTTAGCAGACATTCTTGATGAACATTTCAAACACTGCAAGCAATATAGTGGATTTAATGCAAGTTATCATATATGCGGTGGACTTCATCCCCTCCGTGACACAAGCGTCGAAAATGTAAACAAAGAGGCAGCAAAACGAGCAGGACTACACCACATCAGGATCCATGACTTTAGACATAGTCACGCATCGCTTTTGGCAAATAACGATATTAACATACTAGAGATAAGCAGACGGCTCGGCCACTCCGACATCGCAACAACTTTAAATGTTTATAGCCACTTTTATCCGGAAGAAGAAAGCAAGGCAACATCAATTTTAGATAAAATTCGTATATAATTCGTATATATAAAAAATGAACCGTTGAAATTTCAACGGTTCAAGTCGTTTTGGTGGAGATGGCGAGAGTAATTTGATATGTTTTTTAAGATTTACACATATATT